GTTAAAGACTTTAGTTTGTGGCTAAAGATAGAAAATTTTAATTAAGTATTGTGTTATTAATGTGTTGTAACTATATTCGCAATCGAAACCGCACAAGCGACCGGCCCTCGGTAACCAAAAAGGGGCCTAGACATCGGGTTATAGTACGTTATCAACATAGGTAACGGAAAGTTGTCCCCGGTAGTTTCGAAAAGTGCGTTGGTATAAAACTCGGGTGGGAACCAGGCTATAGGCTGATAGAAATGCCCCCACGCAGGCTTAAGACGGCGAGTGGAAATCCAACGTTAAACACAAAAACCAAGGGGGAATAATTGTATCTATGAGAGAAATCAATCGCATCATCCTGCACTGCTCAGCCACCCCAGAGGGTAGAGATATAGATGCAGCAACAATCAAGGACTGGCACGTTAACGGTAATGGGTGGTCCGATATTGGGTATCACTATGTGATCAAGCTTGATGGGAGCATTGAAGGTGGGAGGCCTATCCACAAAATTGGGGCCCATACTAAAGGCCACAACGATGACTCTATTGGGATCTGCTACATTGGTGGGGCAGATGAGGATATGAACCCCAAAGACACAATGAATGAATGCCAAGAAGCAGCATTCAAAGAATTGATCTACTCACTTCGCATGGTTTGGGATAAGCACCTTACACTGCACGGACACAATGAATTTGCAGACAAAGCATGCCCAAGCTTTAAGGTAAACGAAAAGTTTCCCAACCACCTGTGAAAGTCTTAATTCACACGCTCGTATGGAAACGCCCGGAAGTAACAAAGCTTGCTTACAGGGGATTTGATAGAATACAGCGTATCTTAAAAGACCATGGTATAAGCTCCGAGGTGTTAATTACATCCTCCGAACAAGAGCATAATAAGATAGCTAAAGACAAAGGCTACCATGTGTTTGAAACAGAAAACTTTCCTATAGCAACTAAGTACAATAACGCTATGATTCACACGCTGGATCATAAGTGGGATTACTTAATGGAGATGGGTAGTAACAACTTGCTCTCGGATAGATATGTAGAAGAGTGGATAAAGGCAGCCAAATTCGGTGAAGAAATCTTTGGACTGAGAAACTTCATAGCTTTGCACAGCAACCACGAGACCGTAACACGGTTCTACACGTCAAAGCCCTATAAAATAAGTAATCTTGGGAGAGGTGTTAGACGAGATTTGTGGGAAAAGCTGGGACAGACCGGTAAGTTTGTTCACAGGCTAGATGCAAATAAGGATCTAGACGGGATGAGCAACAGAATGGCAGGAAGAAGCAAAATACAGGCTATTTCCTACAAAGAATTTGATGCGGCTCTGGATGTAAAGACAGATGTAGACATGCATCACCACAGCAACAATTCAGAAAAAGCTGACATAGAATATCTAATTTCTATATTCCCAGAGCTGAAATACTGGTTATAAGTAAATCTTTTATATCTTTGCTATAAATCAAACATTATGGCAAAGATTAATTTCCTCCCAACACGTGACTGGCTTGTTCTGCCTTATCAGAAGCAGAATGAAACTGAAGCAGGTATTCTCCTTAGCGATGCCGCTGCTCACACACTCCGTACAAACATTCTCGAAGTACTTGCTGCTGGACCAAAATGTGAAATGGTCAAGGAGGGAGATATCGTTATGGTTCATCCTACATCAGAAGGATTGATAATTGAGATAGAGGAAAAGCAGTACGTAATGGTCAATGAGTTCATGATCTGTGGTATTATCCCACAATGACTGGAACAGTAACCATAGCATTAAAAGACTTCGACGACCTTAGGAGTGCATCAGAGCAGGCGCAGCAACGCAAAGAGCGCTTGACCAGAGCAGCAAAGGAGCTAGAAGTATTTCTATCATTTATGTGTACAAGAGAACACATACAAGAGTACCTAGATGAATTTAATAGGCAATCCAAAACTTGTAGAATACACCTAGAAGACGGGAGAGCTAAAATCGTATTCAAAGATGAAAATAACGATTAAGACAGACACAACGTATAAGTATTTGCAGGTCTTTAATGGAATCATGGAGCTTACAGACAAAGAGCTCCTAATACTGTCCAAACTCATAGACCTGGGGGAGACTGTAAATCTTTGTTCTCCAAAGAACAAAAAAATAGTAGCTACAGACTTAAATATTAAGGACCCAAACACACTTAATAACTACGTTAAACGGCTTAAAGACAAAGGAGCTATACGTCAAACAAAAGACGGGTATACGCTTGCTAAATTTTTAAAAAATACAAACCTCATTGAGATTGTAAAGCAATGAAATCAGGATATCAAATGCTCAAGAACTTCGTAAAAGAAGCTAAAGAGTTTGCAAAGAATGGTGCTCCTCATGTAAAAGCAAAAGAGTACCAAAAAAGAATAGATGCATGCATGAGTTGCCCCCACCTTAAAAAAGAAATAGAAAGGTGTGGACTGTGTGGATGCTTAGTAGAGCATAAAGCTAAGTGGGCTACATCTAGCTGCCCGGACGATCCAAAAAGGTGGGATAAAGCAGTTATAGGAGTAGACGGGACAGAGGTAAAAGTAAACCAAAAGAATGAACGAAAAAATATTCCTCCAAAAACTAGCAACGAAGTACAACCTACCAATACAGAAGATTGAAGAAGCAGTGTACTACCAGTTTAAATACGTGGCTAAAACAATAAAACAGGGAGAATTTCAGTCTGTTAGGCTTCCATATCTTGGAAAATTTCACGTGCTCCCAGGAAGACTTAAGCACTTAAACAATGAGGGATCTGATAACAGTGAGTAACAGTGTAGTTGTCCCAAGCGCGTACGCACTGACCATCAACGAATTCAAGGGTTTGAAATCCAGCGAATTGAGCGCTGTATACTTCTATACGGACCACAGATCCCCCTACGCTGTGTATGAGGAAGAAGAAAGAGTGACTAAAATTAGTGAAGATCTAAAGGTTAAGTTTACCCCTAAAGTGAAGGGTGCAATTGACAAGTATAAGGAATTATCAGAAACTTCTGCTATAAAGCTTCTAAAATCTGCACGTGCCTCTGTCACTAAACTGGAGAGATACTTTGCTACAATCAACCTCAACATACTGGATGACCATGGCAAACCAATCTACCACGCTAAAGACCTGATTGCTAACTTAGCTAACATGGCTAAGGTTGTCAATGGTCTAGAAGAGTTAGAGGGTATAGTCAAGAAGCACGAACAGAAAGACAACCCGAATAGAGGAGGTGTTGTAACGAACAAGTATTCGCAGTAATGTTTAAAGACAGTGCCAAGTATTCTCCTGCAGCTAACCACTATCTCGAGTTTGGTTTCTACACAGATGCCATTCCCGGGACTAGAGAGTACTATGATTACTGGGACGAACAAAAAGAAAGATGCTTACAGGGATTCGAAGACATCACAGGGTACCATTATTTCTATTTAAATTTCTGCCCAATCGATCGCGTCGTAGACGATATCCTGGCAGATGGTACAAAGATCGCCCGAAGAGACAGAACATTTCCTGCCTTCTACGACGGAGATCACGAGTATTTTCACGCAATAGACAAATGCCGACGAGAAAATAAACACATGGTTGTGCTTAAAGCACGCCGTAAGGGTTTCTCGTACAAGGCTGGGAGTATGCTAGCACGCAATTACTTTCTAATGCGCAACAGCAAGAACTACGTATTCGCCTCACAGAAAGAATACTTAATTGGTGATGGGCTTCTATCCAAAGCCTGGGACTTTCTCTCCTTTATTGATGACAACACTGCATGGACTCAACCACGTCTACGTGACAGAGAGATGCACAAGCAATCTGGGTATAAGAAGAACGTCAATGGTGCAGATGTCGAGCTTGGGATGAAATCACAGATTATTGGGGTATCTCTAAAAGACAACCCAGACAAGGTCCGTGGTAAAGCAGGTGATCTGATTTTCTTTGAGGAAGCTGGTTCATTCTCAGGACTGCTTAAAGCCTGGGAGGTTGCAATGCCTACAATGCGTCAAGGTTCTAAGACACTAGGAACCATGGTAGCATTTGGTACCGGCGGTGAAGAAGGAAGTGGATTTGAGGGTATGGAAGAACTATTCTATCACCCAGAGTCCTATGACTGCATGGCATTTGACAACGAATGGGATGCAGGAGCTATGGGAACTACATGTGGGTACTTCGTCCCAATCTATCAGAACCTGGATGGGTTTATAGATGAAGACGGAAACTCATTAAAAGAAGAAGCCAAACAACATGAAGAAATACAGCGTGAGAAAAAGAAGGGAGCAAATGACCCGAAAGCCCTCGATCAGTACACGGCTGAGCACCCGTTCACACCGCAGGAAGCAACTCTACAAGTCACAGCAAACCTCTTTGATGTCACTTCTCTTAAAGAGCAGTATAACAAGATTAAAGCACACGGTCTCCAAAATGAAGGCACTGCAGGAATAATGTATTACGATAAAGATGGGAAAGCACTATTCAGACCATCCGGGGAAGTACATCCGGTTTATAAGTTTCCTCACAGAAAAGGAGATAAAACAGAAGGAGCAGTTGTTGTCTACGAAACACCCCAAAAGTCTAAAGAGGGTACCGTTCCACACAATCTCTATCTAATATGTCATGACCCTTATGCACAATCCAAGTCAACTAGCAATGAGTCGCTTGGAGCAGCATATGTAATTAAACGTCCAAACAATCTGTCTAAGCCAGATGATATAATTGTTGCAAGCTATGTTGGTAGACCACAAACACAGGATGAATACAACCGCAATCTATTTATGCTCGCGGAGTATTACAACGCCAAAATCGGATTCGAAAACGACCGTGGGGAGCTTATTGCTTACGCGAAAAGATATCGCAAACTACATAAGCTACAGGAAGAGTTTGAGATGCTCGATAAACGAGAGCTGAGATCTAGAAACGTAAAGCGCCAGTATGGTATGCATATGACCGAACAGCGTAAACGACAAGGAGAACTGTATATACGTGACTGGTTAATTACCCCAAGACATACAGATGAGGAGGGAAATGTAACTTTAAACCTTCACAAGATCTATGATCCAGCACTATTGCAAGAACTTATTAAGTTTAATCATAGAGGCAACTTTGACCGAGTCATGGCGTTTATGGTAGGTATGTACCATACGCGAGAGTTATATAATAGAGAGGTGGTAGAAATAATAGAAGACAGATC